GACATCCATAAAAATAACCACTATCGTCATTCATGACATGTTGGTTTACTGGATAGTCTAAATATGTTGTAAGTTTTAATCTAATAATATCACATAGATCAAAACAATTTATATTACTGGTGTTATATAGTTTAACATCAGATAACATTTGTTTAGTAACTTCTATTAATTGATATGTTCCATCATTTAATATTATAAGTTCCATTAGAACCAGTCCTCCATCCGAGCTACTTTAAATTTATGAGTTCTCGATTTTTGTTTATTAGCAAATTCGGTAGCTTCTTTTTCTAATATAAAACAATTATTGCTAAACAAACTCCAATTGTCTTCTTTTTTTTTAGACCAAATTACACAATACATTTATTTATAAAAATTTTTTAATTTTGCTGAATCCATTTTAAAATTATAACGAGCTTCTTCTGCGTCTAATTTTTCAAATAAGATTTCTTCTTCCGAAGTAATTCCAAGTTCTTTTAAACTTTTTTCAAATTGCTCGGTATCAATCTTACATTCAGCATATTCAGTTTGTAATGCTTCTAATTTGTCTAAAAAGACATCTTTAGCTTTACCCATTTAAACCTCCTGTGGAGTCATTGCTTGGACTCTTATAAAAGGTTTAACATATTCAATTCCCATCTTTTTATAAATTGCTTTACTTCCGTATAGCTTTTTATATTTAACTGGATCTTCTGCTTTTGCATTTGGTACAGAGATAGTTGTCATAACTCTTTTACCTTTTGAAAATGCAATAGCTCTATTTAATACTCTATGGTTCATATCATTCCTTTGTTAATAGCTAATGTTAATATTATTATTCCATATACAATTGATGTAATTATAAATAACTTCATAAAGTTATAATCATAATTATCATCACAAATAGAAATAACACACAGCAGTAAAAATCTATACTACTCATAATGCACCTACTAAAGTTAAAAATATAAATACAATTAAGCATATTGCAAAATTATAAAATGCTAATTCCCAACTCATAGTGCACCTGTTCCTTTCATTCCCAAGTATGAAAGAATACCAATTACAATTATTCCAAATATAAATAGACCTAAAACCATTGTTTAGCTCCATTTGGTTCTACATTTGGTTCTTTATCCTTTTTTCTTATTTCATAAGGAACTTCTACTTTTTCTGGCATATGTTTGCTAACAGCAATACATAGTCCTATAAAAGCACGGATAGGAAACATAATTATTATCCAAATCCATTTAGCTAATACATTCATTAGCCAATTTTGTATTTTATTCCACATTGTTTACCTCTTTCTATATTTATTTATTATACACTTATCAATTGTAAGGTCAATGCCATTCGGAATCACCTTCCAATTATGGTTTTTTGCCTTCGTCTTTTTAGAATCGTTCTAAAGACGATAAAAAAAGCCCCATCCTAACTAGTAGGACAGGGCTTAATTTTAACTATTTAACTAGTTTTAATAGTTCAGATTTTAACATGCTTTTTTCAGCAACATCAACATCCTTACTATCAGTAGCATTTTTTCTACTACCTCTAGGAACATAAGATTTATCAAAAGTCTTTTTGTACCAAGACTCTAATGTATCAACAATAAACTGCGATCTTCTGCAATTTAATTGTTGTGCTTCAATGATAAACTTCAAAGATGATAATTTATTCTTGGTAATTTCAGTACCAACATCATCTCTTGTAGCTTGTCTAATATTCTCTTTAGTTTTATCTAAAGACATATTACACATCTCATTGTGTTTGTTCCAACCACCATAAATGGAATCAAAATTCCACTCTGCAATTTTAGACCAATCTTTACAATCTACGAAAGTACCGATTGTGCTGTCTAACATTGCATTTATGCTAGTTGCTATATTAGATTCATTCTCATCTAATACTATTTCCATATTAGCTATTCTGCTATCTGGATCATCTCTGTATGTTTCAGCTGACATATTATACTCCTTCTTTATTGATTAATTTAACTTCACCATAGTTAGTTAACTCACTATCTACGATCGCAACTTCATCAGTATCATTTACCGATTCAGCTACATCTCTTTTAATAGCTAACTCCTCAACTCGCTTGATTTTATCGCTATCTTCACGAATCTTAAAATAAGCCATTAATTCTCTAGCTCTTTCAGATATCTTAATCATATCATCCTCCTAGTTATTTAATTAACCCATATCATTTAACACTCATGGGATTACCTCGAGCAGTTATCACGAGGCAAAGCTCAATGATTACATGCGACACAGCAGTCCCCTTTACGAAATTGTTCACAATTTCCGTTAAGGGTTTGCACCTTTAGTGTGCGACTGTCGTGTCCTCGTTCACGAGCATGTTCATTGAGGCAAACTCGTGATACAAGCGAGTACATCCCGTGTGTGTGGGGGCCCCATAGAGATACTGATAAATAATGGGAAATGCTTCCCCAAGGATGCATTTAGCAACTCCTTCCAGTTGCGACCATTATTTAGAGGGATTAGAATCGTACAGCTGTTAAATCAGATCGACCAAAGGAGATATGATTTATTACAGCTAGTTGATTATAAATCTTGTATGGGGAACCAGAGCATCGCCTGTGGCGATACCTTATTCAGATCTTAATGTAATTGTACCAAGGGAGATCGTAAGAACCGTAGGTTCTTGCCCAATACTAGATATAGTGTTGTGCGTAGCACAAACCACTAAAGTGCTAATATAAGTCTTGACAAGGAGAAATTCTACCACTACGAACAGTTAGGGGTAGAATAATAAAAGCGTTATATGAGTGATCTAACAGAGAAACAAAAGAAGCTAGTTGATACCATCGTAACAACTGGTTGTAGCATTAAGGATGCAGCTAAAACAGCAGGATATTCAAGTAAAGGAAGCGAAGAAGCAGGGAGAGTAAGTGCAAGTCGCACACTACGATTACCAAAGGTACAGAGTTATATGCAACAGAGTATAGCTAGAACACTGGGACTTGGTGCAGTAAGTGCGTCTAGGAAACTTATCGACCTGTCATCAGGAGCGAGAAGTGAGTATGTTCAACTAGAAGCTAGTAGGGACATACTAGACAGAGTAGGATTAAGAGCACCTGACAAGGTGGCTCATAATATTCAGGGCGATATAAAGATTAATATCGACCTGTCTTAAAACAATGTCGGTACTACCGTCAATTTGACCACACCACTCGAATGAGGGGTGGGGGCAAAAACACCATCGTCTAGATGACTAGTGGAGTCATTCACACAATAAGGGTTATTTTAAGTACTTCTTGAAAACCATTAAATATTCGTTAGCATAGTAATATGGCTAGAAAAAAATTTAATACTGAAAAGGTTGCCCATGAAACTAGGGCAAAGTACAAAAAGACTAGTCAAGCTAGTAGAAGGCCAAAGTTCAGTTCCATGAACAAAGGCAAGAAAAGAAGTTTCAAATCTTACAACAGACAAGGAGGATAAATGAAAAAGTATGTCGACAAAATCATGGTTTGGCAATTACACAATCGTAGAGAGATTGTATTTGCAATTGCTGGATTTATCATTGGTGCGTTTTTATTTTAATTAATATCTGCTAGACCTCTCCGTTCCACAATTATGAAAGGAACATATGTATTATAAGGTACTAATATGGGGAAACGATATATTAAAAAAAGAAATTTACTATAAGGCAGAAAATGATATTATTGCAATGCAAAAAGCAAGTGCTGCTATCCCTGATGGCTGCAGAGCAACATATGAGGAGATCAATGAAAAAACCTACGAAGAAGCCAAACAAACCAAAATCCAAACCGAAACCGAAGCCCAAGCCGAAGTCTAGTGGCTACTAAACAAGAAAAGATATGGATGGACAAGGTAGCCCAATTGGGTTGCTTTGTCTGTCAAAGACCTGCAACTTTACACCATATAAGAAATAATGGAAAAGGTAATGTAGGTATGGGAAGAAGAAGCTCCCATTTTGAAGTTATTCCATTATGCCATGAACACCATCAAGGTAATACAGGAATACATCTTGATAAAATAAATTTCGAAAAAAAGTATGGAAAAGAAAAAGATATATTGGAAATTATCAGAAACAGAGTTAATGAAGAAGATAGACGGAGCAGCATCCAATTTTAATAAAACAAAAAATGACAAATTTAAAATAGAATGGTATAAATTAATCCATGAGTTTTATAACTACATTATCATTAAAGGATCGAAGAAGATTAAGAAAGATAGTTAAAAAAACACATTTAAGTTATTATCCTACACATATGATAACAGATTATGAAGCTGATAAACTTATTGAAGCATTTGGTGAAGAAACAGTTTATAAAATGTTACAAGCAAATGTAGGAACTAATGTCGATTAATTTTCAATATAAACCTGAAGGCGATACATTAAAAACCTTCATGAAGTCAGAAGACTTCTTTAGAGGATTGAGAGGGCCAGTAGGTTCTGGTAAATCAGTAGCTTGTTGTATTGAAATATTCCGTAGAGCTATACTTCAACAAAAAAACGCTGAAGGTAAAAGA